CCGCTTCGAGAACGCCGACGCCGCCCGCGACTACGTCGACGAACGCGCCCGCGAACAACAGGAGCGGGAAGAGGAGGCTGTGGAGGTCTACGGCGCCGCCCGGGAGCTGTTCCTCAACCGCTACCGAGACACATTCTCCGTCGAACGCCACGGCACGGAGATCGAGTTCTACCGTCCCGTTGGAACGAACGCCGACCTGGGCGACTTCGAGGACCGCGAGCTCGCACAGCGCCTCAAGAACGGCGCCAAGCTGCTCGCGGAGGTCGAGCAGCGCCGGCTCGAGACCATCCGCGGTCTGCAGTCCAACGACGTCGACCTCGAGGCGCTCTACGATGACGCCCTGGAGGGGACGGAGCTGATGCGGAAGGTGCTGTCGGCGCACGCCGTCGACGAGTCGTTCCGCGACCCCGACGTCTGGACCGCCATCTTCCGGGATGACGACACCATCGGTGAGGTGTTCGACGATTTTTCGACCGAAGGGGCGGCGGAGGAGCAACAGCAGAAGCTCGCCGCGTTGCAGAGCATCATGTCGGACGGCGACTCGGACAGCTGAAGGAGGTCTACGACATCGGGCCGCGGGAGTTCTTCGGGATGGCCGACTGGGAGCAAACGTTTTGGATGGTTCGTCTGAATGAACGACAAGAGGCGTTCACCAGATGACCCAGAACACTGCCCCCTGCTCAGAATGCCGCGAGGAGATCTCGATCGAGGCAAAGACGTGCCCCCACTGCGATCATAGCGGTTTCAAGCAGGCCTACACGGGGCCCCTTATCGTGACTATGCTGGGGGCAGCCCTCTCGATCCTCATCATCACGGCGATCATCGGGGTCCCGATGATGATCGGTGGGATCGGGTGGGGGATCTGGGTCTACCGAAACGGTCCTCACGTCGCGGCCGATCTCGAGGCATCAGACGGCGAGTAGTCCTCCACACTTCCGTCCTCAACCACACCGCCGAAAGGCACGAGCAGCAGCATTCATAATGGCTTTCAGTACACTCACAGGCGCCATTCGGGTAGACGCATCTGGCGTCTCTGAAGGCGTCGATACCGCTGAACAGGAGATCGACTCGCTCTCCGGGCGGATGCAGACCGCCGGAAAGTCGATGCAACGCGCAGGCGCCGCGATGACTGCGGGGATCACCGCACCCCTGGTCGCGATGGGGGCCGCCGCGACCCGTCAGTCGGCCAACTTCGACCGGGCGATGCAGAAGTCCATCGCAGTCATGGGCGACGTCTCGGACTCGATGCGCGAGGACCTCGAGGAGACGGCTCGTGAGGTCGCGACGTCGACGACGATGTCGCACCAGCAGGCGGCCGACTCCTACTACTTCCTCGCCAGTGCCGGTCTCGACGCGGCCCAGGCGATGGAGGCGATGCCGCAGGTCGCCGCGTTCGCGGAGGCCGGGCAGTTGGACATGGCGCAGGCGACGGACGTCGCGACGAACGTGATGTCCGCGTTCGGCTACGAGGCCGAGAACATGGCCGAAGTGACGGACGTCCTCACTGCGACGGTGTCCTCCCACAACCAGACGATGGAGGGGATGTCCTCGGCAATGAGCAAGGCGGCGCCGACCGCGGCCAGCCTCGGCGTCTCCCTCGAGGAGACGGCGGCGGCAGTCGGGATGCTCGGTGACGTCGGTATCCAAGCTGAGCGTGCGGGGACCGGTGTGAACGCGATCCTCGCACAGCTCTCCGACACGTCCTCGACGGCGGCGAAGCAGCTCCAGGCGGCGGGCGTGAGCCTCCAGGACTCGGGAGGTAACATGCGCTCGCTCGCGGACATCATCCGGCAGATCGAGCAGTCGAGCCTAGACGCGAGTGACGCTGCACAGCTGTTCGGTCGCGAAGCCGGCCCCGCCGCGGCCGCACTCATCCGAGAGGGTGGTGACGCAATCCGCGAGAACACGTCCAACATCAAGGAGATGGAGGGCGCGACGCAGAACATGGCGGAGACGCAGCGGGACACGCTCAACGCCGAACTCCAGGTGATGAAGTCGAACCTCGAGGACGCCGGCGTCGCGATCGGCGCGAACGTCCTGCCGATGCTGTCGACGCTGTCGGGATACGTCAGCCAGGCCGGGAGTTACTTCGCAGATCTCTCAGACACCCAGCAGAAGGTCGTCATCGGTATGGGGGCTCTGGCGGCTGCCGCAGGACCGCTCCTGCTGGCTGGTGGCACGCTGCTGACGATGCTTCCCGCGATGGCGTCCGGGTTCGCGATGGTCTCAGCAGCCTCCGCACCGGTGACAGCGCCGATCCTCGCGATCGTCGCGGCGGTGGGGCTGCTGGGGGCAGCGTTCGCGACCGACTTCATGGGCATCCGCGGCACAACAATGGACGCGGTCGGCGTTGTGAGAAACAACCTCGGGCTTCTCAAGAACGCGCTGCTGGCCGCGCTCGGCCCGGTCGGCTGGATGTACAAGGCGTGGGAGACGAACTTCCTCGGGATACAGAACCGGACGCAAGAGGCGAAGGATCTGGTTCTGAACAACCTCGACCTGGTGAAGGCGGCGTTCCTCGGCCTGATGGGGCCGATCGGCTGGGCGGTTCTGGCGTACCAGAAGAACATCGGCGGCTTCGGCGACGCGATGGACAAGCAAGTCGACCGCGTCGTGTCCGGCGTCAACTGGCTCGTGAAACGGATCACGGAGATCCCCCAGGAGCTCCAGGACCTCATCGACCGGATCCCTGGCGTCGACGGCGAGGAGGTTGCGGACAAGCTCTTCCCGCCGAAGCCCGCGGAGGAGAAGGCGCAGGAAACCGGTGAGGAGGCCGGAAAGGCGGCCTCCGACGGGGCGAAAAGCGCGGCCGAGGACAGCGACGGAAGCAGCGCCGAACTCATCTCGGGGAGTAGCGACCCCTACACCGACGGCGAGGCCGTTGGCTCGGAGATGGCCCAGGGTGCGGTGGCGGGCGTCGAAGACGAGATAGGTGACGGCCCGATTAAGGGCGAGATGACGCCCGAGATCCGAGCCGCGCTCGAGGAGGGCGTGGACGGATACGTCTCCGACCCCGGCGAGATCGAGGACGCACCGACTGAGATCAACGAGGACCTGTTCAAGGCGGTCGCGTCCAGTAAGGGGGGCGCAACAGCGGAGCGCCTCGGCGTCTCCGAGTCAGAGTTCGCTGCGCTCCAGCAGCGGTTCGGCGGCGGTGGCACCGCAGGAGCAGCCGCGACCGCAGCCACCGGCGGGAGCGGAACATCGATGAGCAGCGGAGGCGGCGGGAGTGGTGCAAGTTCGGGCTCGACCGGGCTCTCTGCATCGGAGTTCAAAACCGCACTCCGGGAAGTGCTGGACGGCATGCGACTTGAAACGCGCCTCGAGACCGACCAGCGAGGGCTGGAGCAGTTCATCGAGGGTATCGCGGAGGCGCAGTTCCGTGAGGCGGCACAAGGGAGGATCAGATGAAGATTTACACATTCGAGCTCGGACACCGGTCATTCTCGTCCGCGCCCCGTTCTGGCGGTCACGAAACCTCGACACAAACCGTGCTTAACGGTCCGACGTCGGTCAGTTCGACAGGGGTCGGAGCCCTCAACTTCGACATCGACGTCGTGCTCGAGGGAGACCGGCGGGCGACCTGGAGGGCGTTGGAGCTGGAAGAGCTCGGAAACAACCCGCGGATGGGCGTGCATCCGGTTTCGGGCATCAGTATGGCTGGGTTCGATGGCTACTACGTCATCAGCTCGACGAGTCGTGATCCCGGGGTTGTCGAACCTCCAGGGGAGTCGCCATCGGACACGGACGCCAAAGAGGAGCTCACGCTCAGCCTCGAACGCGCAGGCACACGGAACTATCACTGGTTGGGCGTTACCACGCGCCCCACGGAGGACGTCGACCACCCGTTCGGCAACGACACGACGCCCCTCGTCGGGCTCCCCGCGGACGCCCAGCGCGTGCGGGCCGTCGACGCGACCGCCGAGCCCGAGCAGCGCGAGCTCTCGCTGATGCCGACGTCCACCGTCACGGCGGAGCTCGGCGACGTCGACCTCTACGACGCGACCGCGCTCCCGTTCGACGAGCCGGTCTACCTGTACGACCTGCCGTACGCGCAGCAGGGCGACGTCGACGCGGCCGTGTTCGACACGTACGGCGAGTCCGACCGCGTCAACGCGGACGGGGCGTTCGTCTGGGCGCAGGTGTTCGACTCCGCGCACGTCTTCGACGGCGACGCGGTCGTGGAGAACGGCATCCTTCGGCTGACCATCAGCGAGCCGGAGGCCGTCGACGGCACGGGCACGCTCACGGCGGAGCGCTGGGACGCCTCCGCGGCCGGTGGCGACGGCGACTGGGTCGCGGTCGGCCTTCCGGATCCGTCGACGATGGACACGGAGTGGCGGCCGCTCGACCTGGACGTCGTCGCGACGAGCCCCGCCCGCGTCGCCGCGCAGCTGGAGTTCGAGGCCGTCGCGGGCGACCGCGAGGGCGACATCTACGCGGTCGACGTCGCGCTCGACCGCGGTCGCGAGGACGCGCTCATCACACTCACCGGGAGTGCGACCGACCCGATCCCGACGGATCTCGAGACGCACCTGGACCCGATCGCGAGTGAGTCGATCGTCGACGCGTTCGGGGACGTCAGGCAGAGCCCGCAGCAGCTGGTCGCGAGAGAGGAGGTGCGCCTGTAGATGGCCACGGAGACGTTCAACTACACGGGCGGGCAGCAGACGTACACGGTCCCGAGCGGAGTGAATGCTGTTCGCATACGGTGTTGGGGTGCTGGTTCCGGGTCCAACGCAGGCAGTTCCGACGGCGCGGACGGCGGATACTCCGAGGGAACACTCGCCGTCAACCCGGGTGATACGCTGTACGTCTACGTCGGTGGAGCGGGCGACTACGGAAGCTCCGGGTGGCCCGACGGTGGTGCCCCGCCGAGCAGCGAGGTTGGTGGAGGGGGCGGTTCGAGCGACGTTAGATATGGTGGGAACGCCCGCGGCGACCGGGTGATCGTCGCTGGTGGGGCTGGTGGCGCCAGGTCCACAGGGGCGAAAAACGACTTCAGTCTGTCCCCCGGCCAAGGGGGCGGGTTGACAGGCGAAAGCTCAGGGGACGACTTCCGAAACGCAGTCGCAGAAGGGGGTACTCAGACCAGCGGTGGTTCCGGAGGCGGAGGCGGCGGGAGTGGCTCGTTCTCCAGCGGTGGAGCCGGGAACGAAAACTCGGAAGGCATCGGGAGCGGCGCCGGTGGTGGATGGTACGGCGGTGGCGGTGGCGGTGGAACGACCGACGACAACGGTAATACGGGTGCGATCAACGGTGCTGGCGGTTCTGGGTACATCGACGGAGTCAGCGACGCTTCAACGAACAGAGGCGGCGGCAACCGCGGGGATGGTTACATTGAGATTGAAACCCTTTCCCCGCCGTCAGCTCCGGCCAGCGCCTCCCAGACCATCGTCTCGGCCGAGGAGATAGAGGTAACGTGGGACGACGTAGACCGCGAGGCCAACTACCGACTCGAGGTGAGCGAGGACGGCGGGAGTTATACGGAAGTCGCGTCTCCCGGTGAGAACGTCACCTCATATACGTACACCGCCACGCCCTCCGTAGACACGCACCAGTTCCGCGTCCGTGCGGAAAACTCGGCGGGAAGCAGTGACTGGACGTACACCGGCACTGCGTCAACGAAGGCGGATCCGGTCGTGCTGGATACTGGTGTTGAAGATGAACTCGGGG